GCATACATATTAAACATATCAGCACTTTCCTGTACCTTGACAATATCATCAATGCGCTTGGCATTATAGAAGTGTTGGTCAACAGATAAGTCTGTTTTTGCATCTGTGTTAGCGGAATATGTAACTGCTGTCCCGGCACTCTTTGCGGAAGCGGATTCTTCATCAACCCGTGGAATGTGAAGTGTGTCTCCACCGCTAGAAAGCATGGACGATAGGTCAGTTACTTTGTTTTTTAGCGAAAACTTACGTTCCGCATAATCTAGAATTGCGTCAGCCCATAATTCAGGAATAAAATTCGCTCCTGTGGTGACGGTTACGTTAGCCATTTAATGACTCCTTTTACTTGTATGAATCTAGAATACTTTGCCAGTTACTACGTTTAGATTTAATATCCATTGCTTTCCATTCATCCTTATTGATTTTTGGAGTTACTGCTCCAATATCGTTCGGTAGATTAGTTCTAACAGATAGTTCTTCAACAACATTTAGCAAGTCAGATGTATTTAGATTCTTGAATTTTTCTTGTTTAGATTCAGAAAGTTTTCCTAGGGCTTCTTCTCGAATTTTACCATCCAAAGTATCATATTTTTCCTTGAAAGGTTTGTATGATTCAACTTCTTTTGCGAGTTCGGCATTTAACTCTTGCCATTTCTCTTGCTTTTCGAGTTCTACCTTTTGGGCATCTTTCTCTTTAAGTTCATAAGATTCAATTTTTTCACGAAGTGTATTTCTTTCGGTAATAACTTCATTGAGCCTTGAACGTGGTATATCATTTGATTCGGGTTTTGTCCCTTCTTCCGTTTTTACGTCTGTATCGACTACTTTTTCTTCTGACATTTTTAACCTCTTGTGTGAGTTGGTTTTTTACAAAGATATTTTCCTTGCATTAATAGTACCTATAATGTAAGTTAATATACATTCTAATGCAAGAAAAAAATTACGAATTTAAAAGAAAGTGGTTTCAGTATCTCGGTTACACGCCACATCGTGGTCAACTTGCGTTGCATTTCCCAAAAAAGACGACTGCCAGATTCCATGTTTTTGTATGTGGGAGGAGATTTGGTAAAACTTGGGCATCAGCTATGGAAGCAACCTATGTAGCATCACAGCCAAATAAAAGAATATGGGTTGTGGGGATGTCATATAAAAAAGCTAGATTAATTTTTAGGGAGATATGGCAAAGAATGGTAGTTGGTCACCCTGAAGATGTAGTGCGCTCATCAGAGAAGGATATGTATATTAAATTCAAATGGGGAACAACTGTTGAGGGAATGTCGGCTGATAACCCATCAAGTTTAGTGGGTGAGGGGCTTGACCTACTTGTAATTGATGAGGTTGCCAAAATGAATAAAAAGATTTGGGATATGTACTTATCCCCAACTGTAGCTGGAAGAAAAGGAGAAGTTATCTTTATTACAACCCCTGAAGGTAGGAATTGGATTTACGACCTATACAAACTTGGTGAAGTAGATGACATATGGCACAATTATTCGTCACCATCTTGGCTGAATGAGCATGAGTTCCCATTAGGTATGGAAGACCCAGCTCTTATTGAAAGAAGACGGAATATGTCAAGTGCTTTATTTGGTCAGGAATTCGGGGCTGAGTTTTCTGTATTTGAAGGTAAGGTATGGGATTTCAATCGTGAGCTTGACACAGGGAGTTTCTCGTATGACCCCAATCTCCCCACATATTGCTCAATAGATTTTGGTTTCAGGATGCCAGCCGTTTTATTCATTCAAACAGAATTAATAAATGGACAAGAACATATTCGTATCTTTGATTCTATATTACATAAAAAAGATATTAAGACTGAAGACTTAATTAAGATGATAAAAACCAAGGGATACCCCATCATTTCGTACTATGGCGACCCGGCTGGTTCGAATGTTCAGGGGCAGAGTGGGGCTGGTGATATGGAAATCTTTAGACGTAGCGGAATTAGGGTCATGGCTACACGGGACAGGGAAAGTAGAAATATTGTTTCAAGTGTTGCATATGCTAGGGGGTTTTTTGCAAGTGCTGATGGTACAAGAAGAATTCATGTGGATTCTAAGTGCTTGGATGTTATACAAGACTTTGAAGAATATAGATACCCAGAAAGTGAATCGGGAAAACCAATTAAAGAAGAACCCATTAAAGATGGGTATCACGACCACGGGAATGATGCCTTTAGGTATTTCATAACAAATAGATTCCCTATGAAGAATAGGGAAATGAAAAGGATACAAAGATGATAGATAGCATTATTAAGAATAAATTAACAGAAACAAAGTTAATTACAGCACAAAACCGTAGGAAGGAAATAAGAAAATACTTGGATTATTATTCAGGAACATCAACTGACCAATATATTAAAAATTTCTTTCAGGGTGATGCCTTTTCTGAAATCCCCCCTTCCTTGACTAACTTTACAAGGAAATTTATCAATAAAATTAGTCGCATTTACACACTAGGGGCAAAAAGGACAACTGGCTCTATGACTGATGTCTATAATTCCCTTATTCCCACTAAAGATGTTCGCATGAAACACTCCGAAAGAATGACACGGCTCGTTGGGACTATTGCGAATCGTATTTACTGGGAAAATGATAAATTTGAATACCGACCAATCTATTACTTTGAATCGTATTTTGGCGATAATCCATTTAAGCCAGAAGCAATCGTCTATCCACTCCTAAACCAAACTGCCGACCTATCAAATACATTGGGGCTACAATGGGCTTATTGGGATGCATCCACCTATGCAATATTAGATGATGGTGGTAAAGTTCTCAAGGAAGTAGAAAACCCACTTGGGATTCTGCCATTTGTTTTCACCCATAGGGAAGACCAGATTGATTCTTTCTTTGTAGAAGGGGCTGGTGACATTATTAATTGTAATGAACAAGTCAATATCGGTCTAACGGAAATGAATCTCGGGTTGAGGTTTAATATGTTCGGTCAACCTTGGGTCAAGGGTCTTCGGGCAGACCAAGAAATGATGAGGGCTGGTTCCAACACAATACTTGATATGGGGGAAGATGGTCAATACAACGTCACAAGTCCATCCGGGAATATAGCAGAAGCTATTAACAATATTAAATTTCAAATTGAATTAGTGGCATCCAATAATCATCTATGGATTCAATGGGCTGAGTCTGGCGGTGAAGTACCATCGGGTATTTCACTTATGATAAAAGACCTAGAACGCAAAGAAGATTATTTTGATGACATTGCCATGTGGAGACTGTATGAAAGAGATTTTTATGAAGTGGAAAAAGCAATTGCGAATTACAATGGTATTCATCTGTCTGAAGATTTTGGTGTTGATTTTGAAGAAGTCGAATACCCAACAACAGTCCAAGACCAAATACTAAAAGACCAATTTGACCTAGAACAAAATCTTATTACCCGTGCTAAAATGATGGTAAGGGATAATAAGGATTTAACTATTGACCAAGCACAAGGAATTATCGATGCCAACAGACAAACAAACGAAAGTGAATCAAGCCAATCAATCTTTGCTCAATTCCGTGAGGAAGCTGGACAAAATCAATGATATTGATATTGAATTACAGGGTACAATCGAAGAAATTATAGAAGACCCTGTTAAGTGGGCTGAATCCCAGATTGAGAAATTTGTCCTTGAACATCAAAAAGAATACCTAGAAGCCAAGCAACTAGGAAGGGAAATGTGGGATGAAATTAGAGATTAAGGCTAATTTTGATTTTGGCAAAATGGCAAATAAGCTACCAAAGGTGATAGACAAGTTTTTAAACGAGTCATATGCTGATGTAGTCGCAACGGATTCCAAGAAGTTTATAGAAAGCGGAAAAGTGAAACCAGCTCTTGAAGATTCTACCATAGAACTGCGTAAAACCAAACCGCCTTATCCCGGTGGAAAAAAACCGCTTTATGCAACTGGGGCATTGGCGAAGAGTCTGTCTAAAACAAAGAAAGGGTTAAGGATGAAGAGTTACGGGACTCTACACCACGAAGGATATACCACTAGTGATAGAAGTTGGATTAAAAATAAAGTAGTAAAACCTAGACCATTCTTGCAAGTCGATAACCTATCTAAAATCACTTCTAAGTTCTATGATGCCTTAAAAGTGGCTCGTAAAAAATAATTAACTTGTATTAAATGTAAAGTAAGGGTAAGTTATGCCTAATGAAAAGGGGAAATTAGATGACAAAGACAGAGACATACTACTTTGGGTTACTGCTGGACTGTCTTACGATGCTCGAATCTTCGCAGAGCGACTTGGACAAGAAATTAGAAGGCTTAATGGAAGTGGCATTAGCGAACAATCAATTATTAGGTCTCTTTATGAAGACCTTAGGGGTAACGGCAGAATCTTCGGGGAACTTAAAAACTCCATTAAACGAGGACTTATTGGAGGAATTAATCAAGCATTCCGCAGAACAGGAAAAATGGGGGAAAAGCTGAGATGGATTGCTGTGTCTAGGAACCTATGCTCCGATTGTGCAAGTAGAGCTGGTGAAGTGGACACTTGGGACGGCTGGATTGCTAGGGGGATGCCCGGTTCTGGGTGGAGTATCTGTAAAGAGTTCTGCTACTGCCAATTAGTCCCTGACAGTATGAGTGTGGATGATAAACTTAAATTATGAGAAAATTCAAGACCCTAAAATGGGTTTGTCGTTCATGTGGTTGGACTTGGGAAGTTCTTTCTGTCATTATGGGTGATAAAATTTCCCGTGAACGATGCCTATCATGTGAATCATACGATACAGCTACTGTTATCCAAGCCCCTTCCGTAAAATTTAATGGTACTGGTTTCCATGATACAGATTATTCATAATGCCAGTTTTTTTGATTCTATTATTAAGATTATCTCTATATCTATACGTTAGTATAGATGGATACAATATATTTAACATGGCTTTCGAGTTCTTCAGGGGAGAAAATGGCATAATTAGCCCATACCCCACCCTAAATTCTTGTATAGGGGGGTAAAATGGGTATACCGAAAAATTTGCATACCCCTATTGTTCCTTTTCAAGTGCTTGTAGCTTTTCTTTCCACTTTATTCTAGTCAATGGGGACTGCCTACCCCTAGCAAGTAACGGTAATCCCACTTTTTTTGCTCTTTCTCGTAATTTTCTAGCTTCGGTACGCTTTTTAGCCGTCTTTTCTATCTGTTTAGCAGATATTTTCTTCTCAACCTTCTGATAGGTCTCTTCAAACACTCCTTCCACTACTGGTTTCTTCGGAAATACTTCAAATTCTGCTGTAGCATCTTCAAATTCTACATCTAATGGCAATTCTTTATTATTAGAGCTTAAGAATGCCTCAAATGGTGACCTTGTGTTGGCGACTTCCACCCTTTTGATTAATTTCCCAGAATGTTCCAATATTAACCGCCCAGCTTGGACATTTCCAGCTTCAGCTTCCTTTATCATTGCACTTAATACAGATGGCAGTCTTCCCCCAAACGTAATCATGTATTTTTGATATAAAATTTCTACAAACTCAGGGTCTTTATTCCATCTATGCATTGTTATCCTAGAGACCCCAATTTCATCGCTAATATCTTTATGTGACCGCCCCGGTTCATCTACCAATAATTCTATTGCCTTCATCTTGGCACTTGACCACTTTTCAGGTAAGTTCATCGTGTTTTTTCCCAATTATTACTTTAATTTATGACTTTAATCACTATGATACAAGTAAATTTAAAGTTTATCTTTAAAAACCTTTGTAAAAGGTTTCCCAAAACGCACCTGAATCCAATAAAGGCACTTCTTCTACTATACAAACATAAATGACTTTCTTATGGCTTTTTTTTCAAAACATGGACTCGACTTTCTTTTATTTTATTCTGAGAGTTAGACGGGTATCCCCCTAGAAAAATATAATTCATCCGCCCCTACCCACCTGTGATAATGAGACCCAATC